AGAGGCAATCGAAGAATCTACAGTTGAATCCACTTTGGAAGAGTCTACAGATGTAGAAACTACAGATGTAGAAACTACAGAAGTAGAAGTTGTAGAAGAGCCAAAGGAAGAGCCAGTTGAAGAAGTATTAGGAGAAAAAGATTTGGTTACTTTCGAAAACAATAAGGGTGAATTAAGAATTGGTCAGTACGGATATATTACTAAGAGAGGCTATAAGGCAATCGAAAAATATAAATCCCAAAAATGAGTAATTTCAAAACAATCTTGGAGTCTAAAATAGGCTCAGACATCACAAAACTTGGTGAGGACACACTCACAAAACTTTCAGAATTGGCACTAAGTGACGAGCAATTTACAGAGATTTCCTCAAAACTACTCGGAATCACGGAAGCAGAAAACAATCCAACTATTATTGGCAAAAACAAAGATGCTTGGCACAAAGCAGAATTTAAAAGCGTTTTAGACTCTTTTGATTCAAGTCTGCAAGGTCACGAAGGTATCATAGAAGTAATGCCAACAAATACAAAGGATAAGGTAAAAGAAGTATTGAAATCGTATAAAACAAAATACGAATCACTACAGAGAGAAAACGCTGATTTAACGCAAAAAGCAAAAGAAGGATTTTCTGATGCAGAATTAAAAGCCCTTTTAAAGGCTAAAGAAGAAGAAGTTAGTACATTAAAGACTACACACATTCCAAAAGATTCTGTAAAAGAGTATGAAAATCAAGTCGCAGACTATAAGAGAGAGATTGAAGCGTTCAAAAAGGCAAAGGTAAAAGATACAATTATTTTAGCTGCAAAGAGTACAGGCATTTTGACTGATATTCCAGCAGAGTTCGCTGACGACATAGTGTATGCAGCAACGAAAAAGTATCTTGAGAATGAAGAATTTAACGTTGGAGGACAGGCAGTAAAGGCTAAGATTATTATAGACCCTAAAACGAAGCAGGTAGTAATTAGAAACGCCTCGGATGAGAGTTTAGCAGTAACATCAAATGGTCAAATTTTGACAATTGATAAATTAGTTGAAGATGTGATTGTTAAGTCAAACCTTAATAAGAAATCACAACAACAACAACCAACAATTGTTATACCACCGCCACCAACACAAAATAATAAAGTGCAAACTTTTGACTCTAAGTATTTTTAAAACATAACTTAATATAAAAAATCCACATGGCTATTAGAAACGTTCCAGAAATTTGTCCAGAAGCGTTGACAGTAAATTTACAACTTGCAACTGCGATGGGTTCATTGCAAGGGGATGCAAGCTCTTATGGTGCATTAAACGCAGTTCTTTCGCAGAGACAAGACAATGTTGTAGCTGCACTTGACCCTCGTGATTGTACGAATAAGATTTGGAAAACTGCTGGCAACAAATTCGGCGTTACACTTGAGTATTTTTTACCTGATTGTGAAGAAATTGACACAACTTTTGCTGAATTTACCTGTGCTGCTGGCGAAGATGCCGTTCAAACATCTGATACAGTAGATTTTGAAATCAACCATGGTGCTGCATTTAAAGTAACTGCTACCAAGAAAGATTGGTCTGATACTTGTTGTGATGTAGAGCCTTACTACGAAGCTGTATTGAACGCTCGTGCAACTGGTGGTTCACAAGCTGCTGCTGTTGTAATGCAACGCTCAATCGACCAATTAATTTCTAATGTTGGCTCTTTCGATAGATTGTACAACTTGAAGTTGCTTTCTGAAAGAATCTACCACACTGTAAACGCACCAACTACTGGTATCCTTTACAAAGCAAACGACCACGCTCTTACTAAGCTAAAAGCAGGTGCAGGTTACAACTGGGCGTTAGACCCTATCACTGGAGACCCTATCGGTTCTGCTACTTGGGAATTGCCTGTATTGACTTCAAGCGTTTCTGCAGCAAGCCCTGCTGTTGTTCCTTATGGATTGAAGCGTATTGATGCAAATATGTTCCGTTTGTACATGGAAGACTTCATCCGTAGACACCCTCGTTGTGGTCAAGGCATGACAATGATTGGAGGTTCTATCTTCAGAAAGTTAGTTGCAGAAGTTGGTATCCAAGCAGGATTTGACTTAAACGGCACAAACACGGCAGCAGTATTGCAACGTGCATTAGGCTTCTTAGGAGACTACGTTCAGGACGACCAAATTGATGCAAAATATGGTGATGGCTCATTCTTCTTATTAGAAGACAACGTTGCTACAATGTTTTGGATGACTTTATACGGTGACCAACGTTACAACAACGATAGTGAATACTATTGGGGTGCTACTGGTACACAGGTAGAGAAAATCAAAGGTTATAGAGATGTAGGTTTGTTGCCAATCACAGTAGGTAACTGTCGTAATGGAAGTTTAACGCTCCCAATGGATATGTTTATCCACACGCCACATATCTCTACTTTGACTTGTGCTACGAATCCAACATTCAACATCCAAGCTAACGCTCGATACGAAGTGTTTACTCGTCCAGCATTCGGTTGTAGCAATATGAACCCGACGACTGGTATTTACTACGGTAAGTTGGTTGATGCAATCACTGAGATTACTGCTTAATAATTCCACACACCTAAAAAGCCTCGTACTGATTAAAACTTGGTGCGAGGCTTTCTATTATAATCATGAAAGTATTCTTATTTAGAGTAGCAAAAGTATTTGCTGACAATTCTGACATTAACGTCACATCCGTCCGATCAACCCACGCACCCGCGCCAATCCCGCCAGTTGTTCCCGGAGTTGACCCAGCAGCTACGACTTTTGGAAAAGCTCCAGACCAAGAATACTCGACATTTCCATACGCCAGCGTCTGTCGGTTATTTGTTAGTGTATAACCAGCATCAAAAGTGCCAGCGCGATAATATGCGCTTTTTTGGTAAATACCTTCCAGTGTGTCACGAGTTACTCCAAAGCGATCAACGAAAGTTTGTGAAAGTGAGTTTACGGCTAAATCAAGGTTTTCAGAGTTATCAGATCGATCTCTTGCGTCTGTTGAGCCAATTGGATTTCCAGTGTTAAAAGTCATCTATTGAATTCCTGTTATTAATAGGTTTTATCTATTGTAACCGCAATTAAGCGAGAGGCCATTTTTGATTCATTGTTATGTCGAAAATTTCAGAATCAATAATGCCTTGAATGTCGTAAAGCTCATCGCTGGATAAGGTTTGTCGCTCTCTGATCTCAAGTGTTCCTGAAAATGTCCATTTATTAAATGATGTCAAAACAGGCCCTTCGTAAATACCACTGAATCTACACTCATACGGCATTAAACCAAGTGGAGTTTTCAGCGTGCACATAAACCAATCTGCACCGTCAGTAATTCCGAATCTGAAAAACAGCTCGAATAGCTGCGCCTGCAATTCAGTGCAAAAAAACTGAACGGCAACCATGGACGGCACTGACGTATAAACCCTGCGCTGCCTTGCCCTACCACTAACCATGGTTGTGCGTTGTAGTGGGCTAACATGCTGTATTGCATAGCCGGATTGCTCCGGCAGTGGTAGTTGTTCAGGCCATACCGCTAAAGTCATTTTATGCCCCCACTCTTGATAGGCCGTATGTTCTTTCTAGCACTTGCGCCATGCTTCCTTCGCTGCGGATGTCGGCAACGAAAACATTGATCTGCACTGAGCCGTCATCGTTTGTTGATTGCTGCGTAGTTCCTTGCTGGCTTGTGTCGCTGGTTTCTTGCAGCGAGACGTTAACGGTTACATTTCCGCCGCTTGACGACCCAGAGCTTACCGATCCGTTTGATTTAGTGTGATCTATGACCGTTTCTTGCGGGTGCATCATGGCCCAGAATCCACCTTTACCGTCCAAACCGCCAGATCTGGAACCATTGCCAGTGTAACCGCCGCCGTCAAAGCTAGGAGAAGCCACGGACATGATACTCGACACGATGTTAGCTGTTGCAGCTGCCACGGTAGCCATTGCGCCAAGGTTTGCAGGGAATGGCAATGCAGCCGCCTGCGCGATACCTGTTTGAATTGCAATCATTGATTGTGCAATGCTGAACGCCTTCTGCACCGCAAACATGGTTTGATATGCCGCTGATGTGCTCCAAGTATTGATTTAAAGCTATCTGCTGCGCTCGCGGCCATGCTTTCACCAGCTGACAATTGCAGGTTAAGCATCGCAGACTGGGCGGCTGCGTTGTTGGCTTTCTTCTTGTCTTCTAACGCTTGGATCTGCGAGTCATAGTAAGCCGCATTTTCAACTTCTAGCGACCTAAACCGCTTATAATCATCTATCCGCTGGTTATAAGCGTCATTCATTGCAGTGGTTTGCGTCTGCAACTGCGCGATCTGGTTCTGCTCGTTAGTCTGCG